GCAACAAACTTACACTTAGGGAAGATGTCGCCAGCAGCAGTGGCGTAGTCGTTCTGATACGAGGCGTGAGCGTCAGGGATCTCGTCAGTGGCAGCGTCGGGAGTGCCCGACGGGGTGCCCCACGACTGAGTCAGGTCGGTGCCGCCAGCAAACCACGACTTGCCATTCATCATGGCGTGATCGAGGATCTCGCAATCGCCCGTGTTCGTAATGCTGGCCCAGCTGGCACCAATGCCGTAAGCCATGTTGGTCGAACCAACACCGCCAGCAGTCGCAACGACCTTCGACGTGTTGTTGACTTGATCTCGATGCTCAAACAGCTTCTCGGGCGTGGTCGTGTTCCCAAACGGCTGATAGTCGCCCCAGTCAGACACAGACTTGCGACGTTGCACGCCGCCACGGCGTGAAACGTCCACGTTCAACATGTCAGGCGACTCGTTTGGAGCCAGCATGAACCTGTCTTCGATAGCGTTGTATCCGCCCGTGAAATCAACCTGAGGATCTAACCTTACGTTAGGTCCACGGCCAGAACGCCTAATGGGAACGGCCATTCAGATCACTCCCATGCAAAGCGAGGATCCATCAACGGATACATGTTGCGGTTGTAGTCGCCGCCCATAGTCACGCTAATAGCAGGAGAAGGATCGTCGTAAAACTTGACCAGTTCTCGCAGCCGCAAATCAGACAGATCAGCGTAGTACAAAGCCGTCTGTGGCTCGTCCTGCTGGGCGTAGGCCCTGCCGAGCGCCCAGTTCAGAATTGGGCTGTCAAACTCTTGAGGCATGTCCGAAACTTGATCGCCAGGATCAACAGCCCCAACCCAATCCTTTGGCTTTTTGTAGCCACGGATCACAAACGTGTCATCAGAGTTGTCAGGCGCAGGGTCAAGCACTAGCTCGCCGTTGTTCCACACCGACCAGTAACTAGGACTGCCTGCGTTGTTGGTGTCTCGTGACCTGTAACGGTCACGGGTAGCAATGTCTTGCCATCGCAGATCCCATGAAGGTCCACGAACTTGGCGAATCTCAGCGATCTGCTCGCCGCCGTTTTCAATAAAGGTAAACGTGTAATTGCTTTGCCCGCTAACGCCAGTAAACGTCCAGTCGTACTGAAAGAACGGCCATTCTTGGCGACGGGTTTGTGCGCGAGTAGCCCCATCACGAACCCACTCGTCTACAAGAGTGTCTGGGAGGTCCGTGGCATCCAAATCCAACGTCAATCGAATTAGGTCACGAAACTTTTGCAGGTTGTACGCCACGGCCCTCTCCAAACAATCGGATCAGGGGCAGGCCAGCTCAAGCTGACCTGCCCCACTCAACTCTGACCTAAGGGTCAGGTCAGGCCGTAGATAACGCCCTGGTGACGACGGCTGTTGATCGTCAGGTTGCCGTAGGTCAGCATCTTCATGGTCCGAGTGTCCTTGTCGACAGGCTGAATGAACGGGCCAGCCTTGAAGAAACGGTCACGGTGAACCTTGAGACGCAGGTACTTCGGGTTGATGAAGTACATGTGGCCAGCGGGGCAATCCTCGTCGAAGAGGACGGGACGGCCCTTGAACTCCAGAGCCTGGAAGCCAGCGTCAGCAAGCGAAGCGTCCATGTGGCGGACGTTGCCCTGCAGAAGCGACTCGTAGTCCTCGTGAAGCGACTGCGTGGTCAGGATAAACTGCGGGGTGTCGCCACCAACGGAGCAGTCGTTAAACACGTTGGTCATCTTCTGACGGTCAAGCGTGGTGGTGTCGGTGTGGCCGAAACCAGCAACGCCGTTGGTGACAGCCTCAGCAGCCTGGCCAGCATCGTGAATCTGGGAACGCCACCAAGTGTTGTTCGCAGGATCAATGCCGCCAACGGTGGAGTAGCCACGAGCCTCGGAGCCAACGTCGGCAGCGTCGTAGCCGCCAACAAGGTTCCAAAGACCGTTGAAGTCCTTGCCGCTGTTGCCAGTGCCGTCCTCGTAGAACATCTCGTTCATCTTCTGAACGACAGATTCACGAGCGACCTCGATCTTGGTGTTGAGAAGGTCAAGGAACGCAGCTTCGCCGCTGTTCTGAGCCTCTTCAATACCCGAGATCGACACGGTCGAAGCAAGCTGCTTCCACTCGTAAATAGCCGAGCTGACTTCTTCCTGCGGGGTGTTGGTGATTGCATCAACGCCCGAGTAAGTAGCCGTGTTGGTCGAGTTGTCAGCACCAATCAGCGCTTCCTGAATGCGGGCACCGCCGTCGATCTGGATGACCTGCCCCGCACGAGCGAGGAAGTAAGCCAGCGGTCGGGCCTGGAAGACCTGATCAATGAACTGAGGGGTGACCTTCGCAAAGGTCGTGGTCAGAATGTCTGACCAGTTAGCATCGGTGTCCTTGTAACCGAAAGCCATGATGTACTCCTAAGGAGAGTAGGGACGGGATCAGCCGAACGTCAGCCGTTCAGCAGCGGATCTCCAATATCCGAAAAGCCGTTTTCGCTCATCGAATCTCGGAGAGCCTCAGCGAGAGTGTCTCGCCAAGAACCCTGGGAAGCAGGCGAATAGTCCTTCGGACCAGAATCCACGTTGCCGCCAGGGATACCAGCACCTGCCGCCACAACACCCTGCATCATCCGCTTTTCTTCCAGAACCTGCTGCTGCTCTGCCTCAAGTGCCCGCTGCGCAGCAGCCGACTCCTGAAGTTCAACCCAGTTCAGATCGCGATACGCCATCTCAACTGTCGGAATGTCGTTCGCCTGCATGTGCCGAAGAACAACTTCCTGATCGAAGTCGCCGTAGCGACCCTGAACTGCAGCAATTTCATTCATCAAAGCTGAACGCTGCTGCTGCTGTGCGACGTTCCCGACCGTTCCCCGAAGTTGCTGAATCTCTGCCTTCAACGCAGCCACCTCGGGGGTGTCTGCGGGAGCCTCGATTGGCTCCCCCCACTCGTTCGTAGCTGCAGGAGCCGTGGCTGCTACAGGCTGCTGAACCTTGTAGGTGTTGGCAATCAACTCAACAGTTGCTTGCGGGTCTTGGTCAAGCGCCGTCAGAAGATCAAGTCCTCTTTGGGCGATTCGACGCTGGTTTGCGAGGTCTTGCGTCTTCTGGGTGTAATCCCTGTTACGCATGTACCCCTGTGCCGCCTCTTCCTGGGTGATCACTGTTCCGTCTGGAAGAGTGATTCCGTCGTTTGGCTGCTGCTGACTTTGGGCGGTTGCTCCGTCTTGGAGTCCACTTTCGGTCTGGATCACGGATTGCTCCTTAGGAGTCCACGGACGGGGTGCTCCTATGGGAACCTAGACAATGTTCAGGAGAACAAAGCGTTCCAAGTGTTCCTGCCAACAACGCCATCGGCCTTCAGGCCACGATGGCGTTGGAAACTCTTAACGGCAGCTGCAGTCATGCGGCCATAAATGCCGTCAACACCGCCAGGATCGTGCCCTTTGTCTCGCAATTGACGCTGCACCAACTCGACAGCTTTGCCACGAGAACGACGGCGACGGCTCAACGGCTTCGCAGCAACCTGTTCTCTCAGCGCAGCGACATAAGCAGCAACAGCTGCCCAGTCGACGCCAGAATCCCCAACCTTGGGGTCGTTCGGCAGAGTGCGGCCACGCTGCAACCAGGCGTACAGTTCTCCACCAGGGCAGCTCGTAGACGCCTTGTCTCGATGGCCTTTGATCCAAAGTTTGTTGTTGTACCGATTCTGGATCTGATCCATAGTCCAACGAATCGATTCCAACGCCTTGTCGGGCACAGGTCCAGATCCCCAACCCGTGTAGCAAATAGACTCGGTACGGCTGTTCCAGCCTCGGGTAGCGCCACCAACAATGCCGCCACCCCGCCCCTCGTAGACGACGCCTTCTTCGTCAACAAGCCAGTTGTACGCAATAGCGTTCCAGCCACGGGTATCCATGTGGGTACGTTCAAACGCCTTGAGGGCCTTGGGGCCGCTAGGACCGTTCTGCACGCCGCTGTGATGCAGAACAATGCCCACAACCCTGGACGGCTTCAGGCGAGTAAACGGCTTTCGGGGCATGCGGGCGCCCCAGCCCGCACGTGTAATGATCGGTCGCATTGTGCTCCTAGATGCCTAGCTGAGCAGCAGCATCAGCGTCGGCTTGTGCTTGAGGTTCTAGCTGCGGAGCGTCGACGCCAACGCCGCCGCCCGCACCCAATGCTTGCATAGCTTGGCCGTTAACACCAGCAGGCATACCCTGCGCCTGAGGCGGCGGCGGTGGTTCTTGCAAGAACTTCTCAGGGTTTTTGATGGCAAAGCCGTCACGCAGCACAATACGCAACAACTCTGGAACGTTAACCTGGCCTGTCTGAATAAACGGTCCCAGAGCCTGCAACATCCCCAAAGCCGACTGGCGACGGAACGTCTCGTTCTTCGGGACAGTAGACCCCGCTTCTACACGGAAGTCGTACTGGCCCTTGATGTCTTCACGGGTGTACGGAACCCACAGGTTTGCACCGTCACGGCCAATAACCTTGGCAGCTTGCTCACCCGTAACATACTGCTGGTTGATCTGTAGAAGCTTCGTTGCCAGGTTCGCAATAAACGTCTCGACACGGTCCAGCTTCTCGGCGGTACGGACGTTTGCTGCGTCCTGCAGCAGGCTGGCTTCGGTAGCGGTGCGGCGGATCTGACCGCCGCCGCCACGCATAAACTCGGTAATGCCCGAAATGTCTTGAATGTCGTTTTCGATGGCCTGCGACCAGTTGTACAAGCCAGGGTCCATGCCGATCTGATTGACAGGCTGGATTACGTCAGCAAGCGGAACGCTGTCGTCTTCAACAAAGATCACTTCGCCGTCACGCTTCGAAGCGATCTTGGTCAGGTCAGACTGCGAAATGGCAGCCTTGCGGGCCAGGTACTTCCGTGCGTAACGGGCACGGTGGTTCATCATCTCAGAACGGGTCTTTGACAGTTCCTTGACCAGCGGGGCGATCATTTCAAGATCGCCCATCGGGTAGAAGTGGTCAGGCACCTCGTAATTGCGGATCATCTCAAACGGATGACCAAACGCATACGGCATCTTGCGAGGCCGAATCAGGTACTCGGCAGCGCCAGCCGCAAACGTACACATCGTTTGACGTGCCAAGTCGTAAAACTCAAACACTTCAACGAGTTCGTTGGACTCGTAGTTTTCCTGATGGCGAGCGTAGTGGGGATCTGCCAGCGTCAGCCCAGGCATAGCGTTGTCACGGGCTTTGCGGCTG